TACATAAATAACCCTGTATTACCTACCTGCGTGCACAATATATAATAAAATTAAACTACATACGTGCACAAACTTATATAAACTACCCACGTGCACAGAATTTAATAAATATAGGTAAAACCTACTTACGTGCACAATCTACCTACGTGCACAAAAGTATAAAAAGAATAAAAAAGAAGAGAAAAGGGAGCCTTTCGGCTCCCCATCTCTGTTCTGTGTTATGATTGGAACATCTCGGTTTGATTAGGGTCTACAGTATTTCCATCATAGGTATCGGTTGCATACTGTAACAATCCATCAACTACTATAGTATTGTTACTAAAGTTAGCATTGGTTAACCTTTTGGGGTTTTTAGGATCGGGATGCCATAAAACATTGGTTCCGGCGTTCATCAATCCCCAAGCTGTGTAGTCCTGATCAGCTAAGAACTTATCTATTAGTTGACCAAACTGTTGCATTGGTAACTTGTTAAGATAGTTTTTCCTAATTAGGGCTATGTCTGTATTATCAACCGGTTTCTGTAACTTACCACAATTTTGTACGAAAGCATTTAACTGTGATTGTGCCGAGCCCCTGAGAATAGATGTGGCTCTCATAATCTGTTCTTGCCAGTTAAAGCTACCTTGTCCACTATGTTTAAACATATAACCAAAACCATACTTGTTCGAGGTCATACCATTTAAACATTCCAATCTCTGAAAGTAGAATCGGATACCGGCTCTAGTACTACCATTGTAAGAATTTACAATCTCAGCAACTAATCTCACGGTATCACCAACTACAGGAACATGTCCTTCAATAGTATTGTCAGCATAATAAATATCTCTGAAAATACCCTTGTTATTAAAGAACCTGTAGTGATGTGAGAACTCAATACCTGATTGGCCTAATATTTCACCAACGCAAATATCTACCAGTTCTCTATTTTCTACCAGTTCATAATCCGCTGAAACATTACCAGCAAGTAGCTTATTCTCAGAACCTAACCTAATTCCATAAACCATTGGATTTTGAGAACCATCATTGAAATATACAGGTTCTTTATGAACTTGTGTATCCCAAGCAACGCCATTACCATAGGTAATAGTATTGGGTTCTGTAACTATCTCCGGTTCTGTAACTTGATTAGGTTCTAGGCTCCAGTTAGGTACTACTTCTAATGCGTTATTATATTGCATGTTTATCTCCATATTGTTTATTTGTTAATTTACTTTGAGTTGTTTACCTTATAGTACATTGGTCATTATAAGGCGGTTACTACCTCCAGTATCTCACGCATAAACTGGATAGTTCACGGGTAGTAACCAAAATACTAATTGTCAAAAAACTAATTACAATTAGTATACGTTTGAGAGTTCAAAAAAGTTCCATAATTATCAAAGTTTTTTAAAAAAAAATTGCCACGTAAAATATAACTGGCTTAGACCTATTTGGTTTTTCTAACACAATTTTTCTAACCTAGAAACGGATTGGGGGCGGGCCGTGTGCAAAAAAAGAGAAACACACATGCTTATATAATTTTTTTAAAATTTTTGGAAGTTTTACTGGGCGGGTACTACAAAATACTAAGGCGGTACTATATATACTATATATACTACTTACTACTTACTATATATACTATATATACTATATATACTATAGTACTATATATATTATATATATATAATATATACTATTATACTATATATACTATAGTACTATTATGAAAAACTTCAACAAACTAAACAAACTTAATTAAATATATATTATCTACCATTTAGATGTCAAGTGTTATTAAATTAAATCATGGAAAGAAACCGTACACTATATCAAAGGGCCAGAATGAATGACTTTCATATTGATAACGTCTATGAAAATCTAGAGCGTTGCCGTGAGATATCAAACGAGCTAAAGCTCACTGATCTCATAGACCCTACTTCAAAGCAAATAGGTCTCCTATCCGAATTATTGTACCGCATGAAGAACATGCCAGAGCTGGAGATACTAGACCTAAACCTTCTGGACGATCAGGAACCAAACTGATTTGGCACTGACTCGCACCATAAAGGGAGTCAAGCACTATGCCTACGAATCAGAAGAAGAGTTCCGTAAGGCACATCCAGATACTCCGTTGATTACTGATTGGAAACAGGCAGAAGAAGGAGACTGGTGCGTATCCGATGATGGTAAGATTGTTCAGATACTAAAGAAAGGTTGCTTTGTAGATAAAAAGAAAAGAGACAACGATTATATCAGAACAGTTATTGGAATGTTTAACCACAGGGGGTCAAGTCCTTTTGTTGGTACAATCAAAGATGAAATATATAGATTTACAAAGAAAACAGGATACCAAGTCAAAACTGGTGGCTACCTGACAGATGCAAAGAAAAGTTTTGCAAAGTATGTAGCACATGGTATGGATCCTGTAGAGGCGTATCAGAAAGCATTTCCCAAGACAACCAGTTTAGATCATGCAGAAAGAAGGTCAACACTACTACTTAAAAACAAAACAGTGAGGCAGGCAGTGGATAAAGAAATAGAAAACTTAATGTCAGAAGTGGGTATTACAAAACGATACCTACTGGAAACAACTAAAGATGTCATTGACAAGATAGACGTTAAGGACAATGACAAGCTTAGAGCGATAGAAACCCTGATGAAGATATCTGGTTTGCTGTCTACAGAAAAGAAAGTAGACTCTGTAGCACTGATACAGGAGTTTTCTGGCTTTAGTAGAGAGAAACTACAAGCATTTGAGCAAGGCATACTACCTGAAAAACAAAAAGAACTGTCTGAATGAGTTTTAATATCACCCCTCCACCATCAGAAATGGAGAAAAGAGATGAGGTACTAGCAAAAGCATATACCAATCTTATCTACTTTGGTAGAGCATTTCTACCTAATGACTTTCTCAAGAAGTCTGAATCAGCACCCTTTCACTACGAAATGGGAAAGAAGATGATAGATACAGCACCCGGTGCTCGTATCTGTAACATTATTCCTAGAGGTCACGGTAAATCAGTAGTAGCCAAAGCGGCTATCATGCATAAGCTATGCTTTGCCGCTGATGACCAGCAACACTTTATTGCATGGGTATCAGAAGAGCAGTCACAGGCTATTGACCACCTAAAATACATTAGATCGCATTTTGAAGATAATAAAATGATACGCTACTACTTTGGAAACATGGATGGTGGTAGTGTAGGTAAACGCTGGACAGAGAAAGATTTGGTAACGCCAAAGGGTGACAGGGTTATATCCAAAGGTACATCACAGAGACTTAGAGGTAGGGCAGAGGTAGATGTGCGTTATACTGGCATTGTGCTGGATGACTTTGAATCAGAACTAAACACTAAAACGCCAGAAAGGCGTGCTGACATCAAGAAATGGATTGTGTCCACAGTGTATCCCGCCTTAGAAGAAACACCGGGGAATGAGGGTTGGATATGGCTGTCTGGGACTATTGTACACTATGACTCCTATCTGCAAATGACCTATGACGGCTGGAAAAAGGCACAAGAGGACAAAAGAGAATATCCTTGGGATGTAAACTTCTATAGAGCTATTGAAGATGGAGAGCCTTTATGGTCATCTCAGTTTTCCAAAAAGAAGCTGGAAGCAAAGAAGCGTGAGTTTATCGAAGCTGGACTGGTTAATAAGTTTGCTCAGGAATACATGAATGATGCTAGAGATGTGTCCAGTGCATCATTTAAGATAGACAGAATACAGTATTACAACGGAAGGGTTGAATGTAAGAATAAATTTAACTACCTTATAGACGGTGATGATGCTATCCCAATCAATATCTACATTGGTGTTGACCTTGCGGCGACTGCCTCAGAGACTTCTGACTATCAAGTCATACTGGTCATGGGCATTGATTCCAGCAACAATAGATATGTACTGGAATATTTTCGTGAGCGTATACCGACATTCGATGTTCCCAAGGAAATTATCCGACTTGCGAACAAATATGCACCGGTACGCCGTGTCACGATTGAAACAGTTGCGGCACAGGAGATGGTTCGGGATATGGTTACGAGACTTTCCGCAAAAGAGAAAAGACTTCTTCCCGGCATATTTAAAGGCGTTAAGCCTCCATCTAGAATCAAAAAAGAAGATAGGTTGGAAACCAGTCTCGGCCCTATTGTTAATTCTAAGAAGCTGTATCTACAAAGAGAGATGACAGAACTGGTAGATGAGTTCTTTGAACATCCAAAGCCTAGAAACGATGATGTGATGGATGCATTGTACTATGCAGACTACTTTGCAAAGCCACCTAAAAGCTCTAGAACCAAACGGGAAAGTTTGTTGAACGAACAGGAAACACCAACCAAACGCATTGTAAAAAAGACCTATAGCTGGATGACTGGTGCACGGGTTTAAATCTATTGCAACATTTATCATTTTATAGCTAACATAGCCTAGTAAAATATTCATGCCAAGATATTCAAGAAGATCAAAGGAAAGACTAGCAACATGCGATCAGCGGTTGCAAGATGTGTTTAATGAAGTGATTAAGCATGTGGATTGTTCTATCTTGGAAGGATATAGAAACAAGGAAAGGCAAAATAAACTATATGATGAAAAGCGTACTAAGGTCAAGTATCCTAATGGCAGGCATAATTCTAACCCTTCTAAAGCCGTTGACGTTACCCCTTATCCTGTGGATTGGGAAGACAGGGAACGACAAACCCTCTTTGCTGGGTTCGTTATTGGCATTGCTAGGGGCATGGGCCATAAGATAAGATGGGGCGGTAATTGGGATATGTATGAAGAGAAAGGGAGATGGGAAGTTAAAGATAACAGATTTGATGATTTTCCACACTTTGAAATAAAAGAATAATGCCCGGAACTACAGATACAGTAAAAGCAATACTAACCCCCGGAGAGTTTGTAATCCGTAAAGAGGCAGTAGACATGATAGGAGCACCCATGCTAAATATGATAAATAATATGCCAGAAAAAGGCGGTCACTCAAATATAGACAACCTCATAGCAAAAGCTACGATGGAGAATATGAAAGGAATGTATGGCGGTGGCATGGTACAGGCTGGGCCAAAACCAATGGGTACTGGAGGCATGGTAGATGCTTATCGTGGTGGTGGTATGGTCATGGATCAATATGGTCATGGCGGTATGGTAAACAAAGACATGATGAATTATAAGCATGGTGGTAAAGTTCATAAAAATTTAAAACCAGTTCCAAAAGACAATCCCGGTTTGGCAA